TACCACTGCCAGATAACCGCATTTCAGCAGGGGGTCCGCGATGTATTCAGGCACATCGCGAACCTCACCCCGAAACATGGCAAGCTCAGCCCCTGCGAAGCTGAGGTTTGCTGTCACTTTCATGGCCGCACCTCCCAAGATTAGGATGCAGCCATGGTCAGGGAGCTGACCTTCTTGGAGTCCGTGATCTTGGCGTCATACTCACCGAAGGCCAGCACGCCGATCATGTTCTTCGTGGCGAACTTCTCGCGCAACACCTGGACTTCCACACTCTTGGTCGCCTTGATGGTGTAGCCGCTCAGATCGCCGAAGATGATCGGCTTCTTGCCAGCGGCCATAATGGGCATGGAGTCGGATTCGATGACCGGGCGGCCCAGAATCTTATACTCATCCTCCTTGAAGTAAGGCTGGCCGTTGTTGTCCTTCAGCTTGCAGATGGCGGTATAGGTGGCGGGGTTCATGATCCAGCTGGCCTTACCGCGGAAACGCTGCTTCAGGGAGTGCTTCAGGCTGACCAGCTCATCATAGGTGACCGCAGTGGCCGCCGCGGCGGTCACTCCGCTGGCTGCGGACTGAATGCCGGTGATCTTGCCGGAAGTGCCGTTGACAAACTCACCCTCCAGCTTTTCGGCCATGGCTTCAGCTACCTGGTTGATAACAAAGTCCACCACATTGATGTCCGTGTTGTCCTTCAGCTTGTTGGATACCAGGGCCAGTGCACCAATCACGAAGCCGGTCAGGTCGATGGTGGTGAACTTGCCGATGTTGTCGGTCAGATCAGTGCCCTCGTCCACATAATCAGCATCGATGTAATTGGTGGTGTCCTCGCCATACACAGGCACAGACAGCTTGCCGTTGGTATAGACCACATCAGCGAGCTGCAGGAAGGGGACCATGTCCCGCACCGCCTTGATGATGCGGTTAGCGATGGTAGTGGGCACGATAGAGCCGTTATTGCCCTGCGTGAGCTGGATCTCACCGGCACGATTTTCCATCGCGCGGTTCATAATGAAGTCGGCAAAGGCCTTCTCCTCGGCGGCCGCGCGCTCCTCCACCGTCATCTCATGCTGTTCGGTGGGCTGCTGCACGGTAGGGATGTTGCGGGCGCGCTCCTCGCGGGCAAGGGTGTCGTCGATATCCTGGATCTCCTTCTCGGCGGCATCAAAGGCCCGCGTCTCTTCCTCGGTCATGGCGCGCTCTTCCTGGTCGGCCGCATCTACCAGGGCAGCAAGCTGCTGCTTCAGTTCTTCGCGGCGCTCCATCAGCTTCTTCAGGTTCTTCATGTAAGCAATTCCTCCGTTTTTATTATTTCAGCGCCGCGATGCGGCCCCTGAATTCAGAATTATCAAATGCCGGCGTGTACAGAGCAGGGCCGGACAGCGTAGGCTCATCCAAAGAGGCTCTGGTCTCCAGTTCGATGTCCTCGCCCGCGCGCAGTTCCACAGAAGTTGCGGAGTAGATCGGGCTTTTTTTTACAACGAGCGTCAGATGATCCAGATCCAGCGCCTTGATGTGTCGGATTGGCAGATCATCCGCACGTTCCTCCATGGAATCCTTGACGTTGTACATCCCAAAGGACCAGCCGCGGATCTTCCCCTTTTTGGCAAGCTCGATCAGATCCTTATCCTTGATGAGGACATCAGCGTGAAGGCCGATAGCGTCCTCTTTCAGCGTTACCGTGCCGTCATCCGTGCTGGCATAGATATGGCTTTTGTCGTGGTCCACCGTTACAGTAATGTTTCCTGCGCGGTTGATCGCTTCCGCAAAGGCGCGGGGCTCAATTTCCTCAATCACCTTGCCCCGCGGCGTAATCACCGGCCGGCTTTTCTTCTCTGTCACGTTGACATATCCGGTGATCCGTGCTCCGTCCGCACGGACTTCAATATTCATCATACGTCAGTCTCCTCCTTCTACTTTGTGGGCGGTTCCTGTGGGGGATTGAGCGTCTGCTCGCCCATCACAGAGACCTGCCCGGTATTGGGTGTATAGATCCGCTTGGTTTTTGGATCGTACAGAACATCCTGCAGCCCCAGTCTGATCCAGGACAGGCCCAGCGGCGCCAAGTCTTCCTGATAACGCACCTCATCGATCTGCATGAAGTTGGACTCCAGGGCGACCTTGTAGGCATCAAACCGTGTCTTCATATCGCCCTTCAGAAGTTCTTTGGTGTCAAAGGCCCAGTAAAGCGGGTGTTCAGCGTGTTTTTCGGATTCCCGCAGCATGTCCCGGTTCAGTGCGCACTGAATGACGGTCATCAGCGGAATGGCAGCCATCTTTGCAAGGCCTTCTACTACATCCGCGCCGGATTTGCCGCTCAGGGCCTCCGGAGAGACGTGGAACAGCTTCGCAAGCTCCACCGCGTTCGTCTCCTTGTTCTCATTGAGCTGCATTTCCACGGCGGTATCCGAGATTTCCTTGAAGCTGAGGCCCTGGTTCAGCACAACAAAGGGCTCTTTATCTGCGTTGGAGTACATGCTTTGAAATTTTGCGCGCAGATCGTTGATCTGCCCCTGCTCCAAACGCTTTTCGGCCTGCAGGAACCCTCGCTTATTGCCACCTCTGGCCGCCATGTGGCTTTCCAGCACCAGTGTGAGGTACATGGACTCGATCAGCTGGCTGTTTTCCTTCGTGATAGGCATCCCTTCGGCGCCGTCCTTTGTGTTTCGGAGGATCTTCAGGAAGTTGTGCGGATAGTAGGAAACCCCGTTGACGGCGATATTGAAGTCCTTGAAGATGGGATCTGTGTTCTTCAGGATGGAAATATTCGACTCGTCAATGTAATGGACGCTGCGGAACTCTCCGAAGTCGCTCCGATCGATGTAGGCATACCCGCCCTTGCCGAGATAGTAGTCCCGGATCATGGCCCGCCAGAACTCGTTTGCGTTCAGCGTGTCGCCAGTATCATCATTCAGCAGAAATACACGGGGATCATCGGTGATGGCAACGGCTTTCCCGCCCTCATCGCGGTATAGGCCCAACGGCGTAGCGGCGACGATATTGGCAATCAGGTCAATGGAACCGGAAATGGTCGGGATCTGCATGGCTTTATCTCTGGTCGAGCCCCCGCTCTGCATAATGGCCAGGATCAGATCTGCCATCGTAGGAGCCACAGCCACCGCTGCGGTTTCAGCCCTATTCTCTTTTCGTTTGAATGGCCACATCGGCGCGTATCCTCCTGTTAAGTCTGGATTGCCCAGTCCATCGATTTATCGAACAGCATGGCCTGCTGCATCAGATATACGGCAATGATGATGGAAACGACCATATCCACCTTGCCGGCAGACCTCTTCTTGTTCACGTATTTATTCAGGTTCGTATCCTCTGTGCACCGCGCATTCTGGAAGTTGATCTCCAGCAGCCGGTTTTCATCATAGGCGAACTCCCGCTTCAAAATTGCCTCCCGCAGCAGCTTGGTGGGCGGATGCAGTACCGAGGAGTGCTGCTTCACTTCCACGCATTCCATGCCAGCGGCCTCCAGCTTCTGCACGGTGGAGATGGCGTTATAGCGGTCGTAGCCGATCTGCATGACCTCCACACCGTACTTCTCGGCCATGCCCAGGATCCACCGCTCCACGAAACCGTAGTCGATGACCTCCTCACCTTCGGCAAAACAGTTGCCGGCGGCGATCAGCTTTTTATAATCAACATTTTCCTTTTTGCTCTTGATCTCAACACGGTCCTTCGGCAGGATGCCCCATACCTTGGCATGGATCACCCCGTCCGCCTCTGTCACCATGGCCACGGACGTGTTATCGTCCGTCTGGGACAGGTCAAAGCCGACCCAAACACGGCGGCCCCGCCAGAAGGCCAGATCCTCAGTGATCCGGCAGCGCTTGACCTTCTGCACGTCCACATAGCCCTCGACGCCGAGACCCTTGTACATGATGTTGCAGTGCTTACAAAGGAAATTCTCCCGCTTGTTTTCGTAGAGAATGGCCATGGCCCGGAGATCCTTGATCGACTCAAAGACCTCTTTGTTGTTCACCGCAACAGGGTTTGCCTGGTAGATGACCAGGTCATCGGTCTCCCACTTTTTCCGGAGCGCGTCATCTGGCTCATAGAGCAGCGCAAAGACGTTCTCTTTGTCCAGCACCTCATCCAGAACTTTTTTTGCGATGTCGATCTCATCGATCATCACGTTATTGTCGTTGGGGTACTGCGTGGAAATGATAATGCCCAGCTTGTTGACGAGGGTGATCTGAGAAGATCGCATGGCCTCCACCGGATAGCTGTCCAGCGCGCCGGCCTCGTCAGCCAGGAAGATATTTGCCAGACGGCCGTCCATGCCGTCGTTGGAATATGCGAGGGGTGTATATTCAATCTCGTTGATCAGGCAGGTGATCAGATCCCTGTTGATCTTGAAATACTTCGTCAGTGCCGGCGAGACCTTGATGATCTTGCGCACGGCCAGCCGCAGCTCCGAGGACAGCTTGAAGTCCGGCGCCACAGAGAAGAAACGGGAGAAGCGGGGCTCCGTCAGCATCCCCAGAATGAAGATGATTGCGGAGTTGAAGGTCTTGAAGTTCTTTCGGGCGATCTCGAGAACAGCGGTCTGATAGAAGCGCCGGTCGTCCTCACGCCGCCGCGTACAGAATACGGCCACGATCAGGAACCAGGCGTAATCTTCAAGGCCGTCATACATGGAGCAGTGGAGATCCGGGTGCACCATCAGCTTCAGAAGTTTGCATATCTTCCGATAGGCCTTTTCACTGATGTAGGCTTCCTTATGCTTCCCGTCCGCGATCTTCAGCCACTTATTCGCCTGGAGCTTTACATACTTACCGACCTTCCGATTGCTGCGCTGCGCACACCACTTGGCGTACCGGTAAGCGCGGCTGTCTTTAATCATCATCGCTCAGGGCCGCCAGCAGGGGGTCCTTTTTCTCCTTCTGTTTCTGCGCGGCAAGACTGCCAATTTTGGCGCGGGCCTGCGGAGAGAGGCAAAGCTCATTGCATCCCCGCCACAGATCGCTCTGGTACTTGGCCCGGGCATTCTGCAGACTGGTGTGCATGACGAGCCCCGGGTCGGCATCGATCAGGCCGTTAATATAGCGCAGCCGGTCAATAGCGATGGCTGTGCTCTCCAGCACAAATACGTCCAGCTGGCCGAGAATGTCACTGGCAACCAGACCGTTCACGATAAACTGAAAGATCTCACGCTGCCCATCGGTCAGGTCCACAGGCGGCTCCGGAGGTACATTCTCACCGCGCAACTTATCCTCAACGTCCTGCCGGATCGCCGCATCGTCGCCGGCGATTGCGCCGGTCTTCACGCGCACCGACTTACTCGGTCTTGCCATGTCCCCGCCCTCCTTCCACGCCGCAGCGCCTTAATCGGTACCAGAATTGTTCTGAGTGCCGGCGCTTTTCTTAACGGCGGTGCTCAGCATGGCCCGCCGGCAATTTCTCATTTCTAAACTTCGTTATGTTCGAGGGTCCGCTGTTGGTCTTGACACACTCCTCCTGTCAGAACTCAGACCCACCGGGGGGGTACCTCTGTGAGACCGTGGAGGTAGTCTCTGGGAATGTCCCCGTCATCGGCCATGCGATGATGCCTGCTACAGCAGGTCAGAAGGTTCCCATCATCAAGCCGCAGATCGAATCTCTCTTCCAGCGGTTCAATGTGATGTACCGATAGCTCCTGATCCAGACCCGGAACGCCATAGACACCATAGCTGCCCTCGTTACAGATCCGGCACAGGTGATAATCCCGACTGACAATCTGGTTTCGCTTCTTTTGCCAAGTATACGTCTTTCGGAAGCTGGACGTCTTTTCGTTCCGGTGGTGTGCCTGCTTCGGCTTTTGAGGACACATGTATCCTCGCGGATGAATCCGCCCACAATATTGGCATGACTTTAACATTATTTCCCCTCCCAAAACAAAAAGCGGCACGCTGGGCTATCACCCA